TTATCCCACATAGGCGACATCTACGAGCCGGGAGTATCAGAAAAATTAGTGGAACTTGTCAATAGAAACCAAGACTGGAAATTCTTTTTTTTAGGGCAACGTTTTGATTGGATAGAAATGCACCTAACGGGAAATAACTGTTATAGGCACGACGGGGCAACAACGATACAGTTTTACAAGCTAATGCACGAATATAACCCTTGTATCTTCTTTTATCCGCTTAATAACAATTTATTCAACCAAAGCAAAAGTAATTGCAGTTGGCTTGAGTCAACGAATAGTGGCGCAGCATATTTTGGTAACAAAGATTTGCCGGAATTTGATAAGGATTGTATTTTTGACTTAAAACTATTAAAGGAAGCGATTGAAGGGTCGCACCACGAGGGTTTGGCAAAAGCAAATAAGGAAAGTTGGGAACTGATATGTGATGAATATTTGCTAAGTAAAGTAAATAAATTAAGGCTAAAAAGGATAGAAAAGCTATTTGAGATATGAAAGTACTGCATAATAGGATATTAGTAAGGTTTCACGAGGATATAGAGACTCCGTTAGGGCTTGTTATCCCCGAAAGGTATGCAGTACACGTACAACAAAACGAAGACGATAACGAGACCCGTAAGGGTGTTACAACAGACAGGCGGTTAATCAACCCACAAAAGGTAACTATACTAAGCGGTAAACATGAGGGTAGGGATGCATTTGTGTATTACGGGGCTTATGAGATAGCCAAATGGGTAGACGACGAAAGGGCTATTATTGACGAAGCGTTGATATACTTTTTTATTGGCGGCACTATTGAAATGGCTGAAAATACCTATTTAGGTTATGAGGTGTTTGTAGAACCCGAAAAGACACCTGCGGGAATTATACTAAGCACAACCATTGAAGAAAAAGACAAAATAAGCATTAGAATATCACATATCCCTGAAAATAGCATAGCCAATATTGGCGACCTTGTAACAACGATTGACGGAAACCAATATTGGTTGATATATAATGGTCAACGGTATATTAAGCTAAGGGAAAGTGAAATAGCGGCAGTAAACGGAAATCCTGTTAATGAAAATCTTTTAGTGGAATATATCTACGGCAAGGATGATGAGGAAAGGATGGAAAAGAATCAAGAGATATACAATCATATTGACTTTTGCCGTAAACATGGTTGGCATATAGAGGGTATGGAATTTAAACCCGTTCCCGAACCCAAGACAATAAAAGCTAAAGTTCTAAAAGGGGATATGGAGGGTGAAGAAATTATTGTTAACAGAAATTTTGGCGTAAAGGTAGGAGGTAATAAATGGATAATATCGAAAGAGTCTGTGACATTGATGACCCTAACTACACCATGAATGGTGTCCCTAAAAAGACAGTTAGAAACAATAAAGGACAGTTTGTAAAGGGGTACGCGCCGATAGGGTCAGTTCAACGGTACGTAGGTCACAAAACAAAAAGCACCAAAGAAAAAAAGGAACAGGTAGATATTGAAAGAATAGCTACCATTAAGCGTTTAAGGACAAGGCTAAAGATACTTCGACAAAAGTACGATGAACTATCAGAATATAAATTATCCGGCAATAAAGAACTAATGCAACGTGTCAGGGTGCTACAAAAAGACCCTAAATACTATTGGACAGTTGTTGGACTCCCTGTTCTACAAATATGGAAAAGGGAACAAAAGCTAAACCTTCAGTTAGCAACGGTATTGATTATATGCTCTTACTATCAGATGATATTACGATCTGATTTTGCCTTGTTTAAAGTAAGGGTGTTTGAGGTAAAGATTAAGCAACTTATAGAAATGGGGTTGATGCAATCCGTTGACTTGCCAAAAAAGACCCCTAAAGGAAGACCAAGAAAGGGGTATTTCCTCACACCAAACGGTCACGCAGCTATGGATAGGTTCAAGGTAATTTTTAACGAGAACACGCACTTGTTAAATTTAGATGATGAAATAGCATCTATGAAAAGATTTTCAGGTGCAAGGGCTAAAATAAAGCAGAAAAAGATTAAAAACGCATTGTTATGAAAAAACCCGATTTAAAAGGATTAAGTAAAACGCAAATTGCGTATATTGAGTACCTTGAAGGATGTCTTAACGGGTCATCTGAACTTATTATGGCACTTAACACAGCAAGTAGGGTTTTTGCGGATGACTTAAACTTAATTTGCGATGGTGATGCTGTTGAATGGGTGTCAGAGGGGGATAGTGATGTAGCTAAATCGAGGCTTACACTTTTATCAGCAGATGCCAAAGATAAAACTTTTGAAAGAATTATGGTTTTATTTGATAAATTTGATAAAATAAAGGCGTTGAGTCAACATTTTAAAGGTGGGTTGGCTTCGCAACAAGAGCAATCAAAGGTTAGGTTAAAACCCGGTGGAAACATCTATGAACACGTATTAGAGGAAAGAAAAAATGGCCGTTCAAGAGTTTGAAATTTATGAAGGTTTAATTTATAAAACGCCCGAAATACCTAAAAAGATTAGGGGTGACAAACTTAAAGTAAAAGACCAGTATTGGACAAGGCATACCGAATACGAACAATGGGATTGGAACGATGACCCCAAATTAGGGGCTGTTTGGTGGGATGACCCCGAACCCGGACAGCTTGAGTGGTATTACGACGAAATAGACCGCATCCTTTATGGTGAATGGGTAATGATTGAAGGCCGCCCTACCTATCTTAATCACTTCGCATATTTTTACCATCAGTGGTTCGTCCTCAAGGAAGGCGGTTATCCCGAATACCGTGACACTTCTTTATATTTCCTAAGATTTATTGAATTAGTATTTAATGACCCTAAATGCAGGGGCGGGAATACCATGAAAGGCAGACGTAAGGGTGTATCCTCTATGTGTATGTCTGTTATGCTTCAGTTTGGTGTGGTATTAATGAAAAATACCGAACAGGGTATCACTTCAAAGTCAAACAAGGACGCTGAAAAGATATTTCAATTAATGCTTGTAAACGGTTACGCTAACCTACCCAACTTTTTAAAACCCCGTATTAGTGGTAATGACTTGCCTAAAACCACAATGAATATCATTAAAAAGGCGGGTGGTATCACAAAGGAAAAGGGTATAGGTGCATCAAAAGAAGGTTTAAATAACAAGATTGAATTTCGCGCGCCTGCAAGTAACGTGTTTGACGGTGATGGTTTATGGTTTTTACTACTTGATGAGGCTGCAAAATGGGAAGATGTAAATATCTATGAATACATGGAAATAGCATCCCAAAGTATTGTAGCGGGTAAGAATATAGGGCGAATGATGCTTATTACAACGGTTAACAAAGGTGATAAGGGTGGTGATAACTACAAATTAGTTTGGCGAGAGTCAAGCCAGCTTGTACGTGATGTATTAGGGCAGACACAAAACAAACTATACAGGCAGTTTATTCCCGGTTATATGGGTGGCAGGGATGGTGGATGGATTGATAAATACGGTAATTCTGTATGGGATACACCAACGGAAGAACAAATGGAATGGCTTAAAAACGACCCAAACACCCTTGACCCGACAATGGGGTGTAAGGCTTATTGTGAGTTACAGCGAAAGATAAAAGCCAACGATCCTGAAAAATTACAGGAAGAAATACGGATGTTTCCGTTCAACCCCGAAGAAGTATTTAATACAGCCAACAACCAATGTCATTTTAACATTAAAGAATTAAATGACCAAGAAGAATGGGTAGAAAGCCAATTAAACGGTAAGAAAGAATACGGGCGACAAATGTCGTTTAAAATGGCTTCAAATGGCGAAAAATATCCCGTAGATGACCCGCAAGGGATGTGGTGGATAGATAAACTTATTGATGACAATAATAAATCAGTATTTAAGGGTAGTATAAAATGCCCTGACAATGTGGCTTTCGGGGCTGCGGGTATGGACACTTATGCCAACTCAAGAACATCTGTAGAAAATGGTTCGGATGCTTGTATTATTATTATGTCAAGGTATAGTTATCTTGACCCTGAAAACTCATACGCACCAATAGCTATGTTTTTAGGTCATCCAAAGACTAAAGAAGAATTTCATACACAAGTAGCGTATGGTTTGGAATATTACGGTGTAAAAATGCTTGCGGAACGTTCGCCTACTGATTGGGAAGATTATTTCACAAGCCCATTAAGGCGTTTAGCGTCCCCTTTGGATGCTGAAAAAAAACATGGATATTTGATTGTTACAAAAAGGTACGATGGTTCTGAGGTTTATGGTGCTACCACAACGGGAAAGGAAACGATGGAACAACATTTAACTGTTCAAGTAGAGTATGCTTTAAACAATATGAGGAAAATAAAATTTTTAAGGTTATTGAGGGATATGAAAAAGTTTAACATTCAAGATCGTACAGATTATGACGCTTGTATGGCTTTTGGATACGCTTTAATGGCTTTACAAGCAACTGTAAAAACCACAAACGAAGTGAAACGAAACAATCTTTCTATTATACCTATTTGGAAACCAAGAGAAAAAACGCCACAAACTTCTTTTTATCGAAAAAGTTCTTAATTTTATGAAATTTTTTTAGTATGCAGCCACTTACGCAACTCACGGAAAACCCCCTTTCGCCCGATAAACAGAAAAATACCGAAGATTTTGGATTACGGGTAATACGCAGTTGTTACAATCGTTGGAAAAACGGATACGGTGGTGAAACATACGTTAACCGAATAGCACGTATGTCTAAGAATAGACTATATGCTATGGGTAAACAACCAATGGAACAGTTTCGTGATATGGTTAAGATTGAGGGGATGCCTGTGGTTATAAACCTTGACTACTCACCGCTTGCTGTTGCTGTGCCTCTTTTAAATGCTAAAATAGACAGATACCTACAGCGTGAAGAACGCATAAAGTGTAAGGCTTTTGGCCCAATTAGCCAAAACAAAAAGAAAAAGGACAAGGACGAGGCAAAGTATAAAATGAATTATCGTGCCGCTATCCAAGACCTGCAATCAAAGTCAGGGCTACAGCTTGAACAATTTTCAGACGAAGACCCAACATCGGAACTTGAACTCAATATAAAATTCAAGACAACTTACAAGCAGAAAGAAGAAATAATCATGGAACAGGCAATGAGGCTTGTTTTTGAGCAAAACGAATGGCAGGATGTTATTAAGCCCCGTTTGCTTATGGATGTTTTTTGTGCGGGTTACTCTATAACCAAAACAGAACTTGATGGCAATGGATGGATAAAAACCCCGTGGGTGTCACCTGAAAGTTTTATCACTTCTTATTCAGAATATGACGATTTTAGGGATTGGCAATGGCAGGGACAGCGATTGAGCGTATCTATTACCGAAATCAGGTTAAGATACCCCGGCAAATTTTCAGAACAAGAACTTTGGTCGTTAGCTAACAGATTTAAGGGAAAATACGGAAACGCTACGGAATGGTATTGCGAATGGTCTGATTACTTCAATACAGCCGCAGCACGACCTTATGACGCTGTGAACGTAGAAATAGTTGACTTGTATTACAAAACACTGTATAACCTTGAATACACCGAAGTAACGAATAAATACGGTAAGACAAACTTAATAGCCCCCGATAAGGTTAAACCCAATAATCCGCAGGTAACTGGAAAAGAAAAATCACCACCGTACTATGTGGCATATCATGGTGTTTGGATTATTGATACCGACCATGTTCTTGAATGGGGTTTAGCAAAAGATATGCTTAAACCCAATAGCAATTTGGTTGAAATAAGAAGCCCATATACTGTACACATGTACGCCAACAATAAGTGTCGTAACACCCCACTCGTGGAAACAATGATACCACTTATTGATATAATGCAAAATATTCACTTACAAGCATTAAGGATTATAGCGGTAACAGCACCAGATGGTTTTAATATTGACCTTTTGGGATTATCCAATATTGATATGGGGGAGGGTGTTGGTATTATCAGCCCCATGCAGGCTTGGGGTATCTATCTGCAAACAGGTAACCAATACTTCATGTCAAAAACAGAAGGTGGCGAAGACGTTAAACCCCCTATACAACCGCAAAATAATCAGTTCTCAAATAAATTAGAACAGCTTGACGGTCAATGGTGGTCAGCTTATAAAAAGCTACAAATCATTACGGGGGACAATAACTTAGCACAGGGAAATATCACCAATCAGGACGTAGCTAATAAAACATTAGAAACAGCCACCGAACTTGCTGAAAGCCCATCAAACTACGCATACAGGTCGTATTTAATGAATTACAAGGGTACGGCTAAGAATGTAGAACTATTACTACTTGATAAATTCTTTTTAAAAGATGATAGTTTTGACGGCTACACTAAGGCATTGGGCGAGGAAGATGTTAAATACATGAGAAATATGGCAAGCGAAGGCTTGGAAATGCTCATGTTTGATACAGATATTAAGGTAACCAATGATGACGCTGAAAAAGCAAGGCTTGATAAATTCATTGAAATAGCACTTCAAAAAGAGCAAATAACCCCTGCGGATGTGGCAAGGCTTGATATGGTTGAAGACCAAACGTATAGGGCGTTCTTGCTTGCGCAGGCGGTACAGGAAAAACGTGACGCTGATGCTAAAATAGCCCAACAGAACAGCCAAAATAACGTTATGCAGAATAAGGCCGCTGCTGATGCAAAAGGTCAACACGACATTGCTTTAGAGCAGTTGGCGCATAAGAACAAAATGGAGTTACAGCAAAGCGAGTTAGAGGCTAAGACAACCATGAAGGCGATGGAGGGTAATACAGCCTTAGAAGGTAAAATAATTGACTCTATACTTTCTAACCCCGAAGCAAAACTAAGCGATATACCTGAATTTATATGGAAGAAATTAGGTATTACCGATGCTAATACACAACAGTTGATATTGTCATCTATGCAAAAACAAGCACAAATACAACAACAACAGGCTATGGCTCAACAACAAGCACAACAGCAACAAAGGCAACAACAAGGTCAAGGACAGCCACAACAACAAGTAGCGGCATAGTCATTATAACTTTTTGTATGAAAAAATTTGTTTAGTATAACTAAAAGTAATAACTTTAAACAAAAATTAACATTTTTTTATGTCAGATACACTTGAAGACGCAGGATTAGCCGCAGCTTTTGAGGCTGCAATGAACGGAACATCAACAGTAGATACCACTACAGTAGAAGCCCCCGTAGCTGAACCGACAACAGTAGAAGCACCAATTACCGAAACACAGTCAGAAGCAAAACAGCAAGATACTTTCAATTACGCTGAATGGCTTTCTGAAAAGACAGAGGGATTTATAAAAGACGAGGAATCACTAAAAACGATACTTCCAAAGGCAAAAGGCTACGATGACCTTGAAACAAAGTTAAAAGATCTTGAAACAAAAGTTCCAAAGTTTAACAACCCTGAAAGCGAAGCCCTTTATAAAGCATGGGCAAACGGTGATAAGGATGCAGTTGTAAACTACATAAAAGAAACAACAAAGGACTACAAAACAATGTCAGACCTTGACGTTGTACGTGAAGCGTTATCCAAGAAAAATCCGGGATGGTCGCCACAGGAAGTAGAACTTGAAATACGTGCCGAATACGGCAAACAATTACAGGCTATTGACCTTGACTCTATTGAAAAAGAGGATGAATTAGGTAGAATAAGCCAAGAATACAAGGACGCAGTTGCTCATAACGAAAGGGTTGAGGAAAACCAACTACGCCTTTCGAGGGCAGCAAGGGACAATAGGTCATTCCTGCTTGAACAACAAAGTAAAATAGAACTACCCAAAATATCACAGGCAGAAGCACCACAAGCTACGAGTCAGCAACCAACCGCAGAGGAACTTGCTGAAAGACAAAGTGCGTGGGAAAAGAACGTTTTAGATAATTTGCCAAAACTTTCTAATTTGAAAATGAACATAGACGACAAGGAGGTTGAGTATGTTCGTTCCGATGCAGAGAAAAAAGAATTGACAGATTACATGAAATCGTTTAACATTTTCACTTTCGCCAAAGAACAAGGTTGGACGAATGAAGACGGTACACCAAATCCTTTAAAAATAGCCGAGGATGTGCAAAAGTTAAAGAAGTTTGATACTATCGTTAAATCATTTTCTTCACAGGTAAAAACAGATGTAACAAAGGAAACGTTAAAGAAAATTAAAAACGTGGATAATTCGTTACGTTCTACAACACCCGATGGGGAACCGCAATCTTTGGAGGAGGCTTACGCTCGTGCAAGAGGATGGGAGTAAAATCAACAACAATTTAAAAGAAACAAAAAACAATGGCACAGTCAACACCCGTTAGTACACCTAACGCATACGCAACCTCCGGTGTCAGCAGACAAGGTACGCTGATTTCCCAACTTAATATAGTTGTTCCAAGAACACTATTCGAGTTATTCAAAAAATATCGCTTTACTTCGTATATGCTACTTACTCAATTAGAGGGTGGTATTTTGAAAATCAATTCAAACGAAAGCGAAAACAAGCAATTTTATCACTACGAAGATTACGGTCGTGATTTAGGCTTTGTTACCGCAGCAGCAAACGTTACTTCAGCAGGCGCAGGTACAGCAATCACCTTTACAGAGGGTTCGGGTTCTTACTCTAACTCCGGCACAACTTCATTACCTGATGTTGGTATGATTTTGTACAATTCACGTACAGGTGTTGAAAGTTATGTTAACGTTGTAAACAAGACAGTAGCTAACGCACACACCGTTCAAATCACCCCTGTAGTATCAACACAGGACGCATCTTTGCAAGCAGGTGACATTCTGCAATCAAGGGGCTACAAATACGTTGGTGAATCGTCAGGTTACACCACTACTATTGTTAAGCAAATCGCTAAGTTCATCAACTATTGCACCCAACACCGTTTGGATTGCGTGTTGTCGGATTTGTCAACAATGGAACGTATCGACTTCCCTTACAATGGTCAGAACTTCTACACCTACAAGCAAATGGATGACGATGATAACAGGTTTTTGCAAGAAGCAGAATTTTTACTGTTAACATCAAACTTGACCAATAACTTGGGTTACAGCGAAAGCGGTACTTTGGGTCTTATCCAATGGATACAGGCAAACGGTATCAATACCAACTATTCTTCATTTAACGTTCAATCAACTTTCGCAGCTTTGGAACGTCTTATAGACGCTGAAGGTGGCCCGATGTCTTATGACTGGTTACAGGACACCAACCAAAACATTGAAGTACAGAACGCTTTGGGTAACGAGTTTAACAACGGTGCTATCCTGTACGATCCGGCAGATTTGCGCAGAGGATTTAAGAAATATTCACCTTATGGTCGTGAGTACACTTTCATCCGTTATACGCCATTTACTGACCCACGTGTATATGGTTCAAGCGCAAACAACTCATTGTTTAACAACTATGGTATCGGTGTTCCAACAGGAAAACGTGACCTGAACGGTGACTCAAGCAAGAACGATATGCCACAGCTTATCAAGAGGTATCAGCAGGTAAAAGGTCAGCAAGTTTACGCTTGGGAAACAGGCGGTCTTTCTGATAGCGGTAAAACTCTTACTGCAAACTTAACCTATTCAATGATAGAGTATCCGGGTTTGACCGTACAAGGTTCAAATCAGTTCTTTATCCTGAATAAAGCATAATTTTTAAAAAAAGGGGGAGGTAATTTCGCCTCCCCTCTATTAATAGTTTATGTCAGCAGCAACAGAAGCAATGAGAAAAGCAAGGGAAGCCAAAAAAGCCCCTGCTACATTTAACACAAGAGAGGTTACCCAACGACAGCCCAAAGTTTCGGAAGAAGACAAGGTGTATGTATATCAGCTTGTTCAAGAATATCCGAATGAATGGAAACCTGTAGATAAAAAGAACGGTAAGCCTCTGTATCCACCATATCCAAAGCATTTCACTTTACCAAACGAGGGAATGGCTTTTGATGAAGAAACAAAAAGGGCAAGGAATTGGCGTTTTATTGAGGGTCAGCCGTCAATATGGGTCGATGAGCAACCCGAACTTGCCAATGTGGACAAGGATGAAATCCATACCATGTTAGGGCAGGAAGAAAATCAGCTTCACTTTGAATTTGGCACACTTCATGTAAGGGGTGTTGAAAAGATGAAAAGGCAAGCATTGGAAATACAAGATTGCTTTGAGGGTAAAAAGAAACAATATCGTCCTAAATTGCGTACATTTAGATTAGTTAACCCTGAAGTGGCGGTAGATAACGCTATGTCGCATTTAGATAAACAGTTCAACGCTGAAAAGATGGCGAGAGAACTTACAGACGAACAAATGATTGAGTGCGCTTATATCATGGGTATAAACACCGATGACCTGAGTGATGCGGGTATCAAAAAAATAAGGTTGGAATTTTTAACAAGGTCTAAATATGACCCTAAAAATCCTAAAGCCCTTGATTGGTTTACGGGAATAATCGGTAGTCCTGTTACGCATATAACCTATGTATTCAGAAAAGCTATTGAGGATGGCGAACTATCAGTTACACAAATCCCCGGAAAGCTAACATGGTCACAAGCGGGATTAGCTATCATGGATATACCGGGAGAGTCAACAGCAGTTGATTATCTGTCAAGCCTTTATATTGAGGGTGATGAAAAGGTAATACGATTGGTAGAAGAACTTGAGGGGAAAATGGTTTCATAATTGGGTTTTTCATATATAATTGGTTTAGGTAAAAAGTCCCGATTGTTCTCAGCTTTCGGGCTTTTTTATATTTAAGAATAATAGTATATATTTGGTAAACGAATTACGACGTGGCATACAGCAATGACCCCATAAATTTAGCCTACCAATTACTCAAAAAAAGAGCTAATTCACGAGGTGCTTCGAGTAATATTACCCCTAATCAATTCAATCAATTTTGGAATAGGGCTGAATTAAAGTTTTTTAATAACGAATATAAATCATACGCACAAACACAAATAGTATCGGATGCTGTTAGTAAATGGCTATCTGACCCACAGTACATCCCTATTGATGCCACAGGACGCTTTAATTTCTACACAGGGATGAGTATGATACACGTTGATAGTATGGACTCGTTCTTACCCGCAACTACGGCTACGGGGCAGATAAACGGCTATACGGTAACGGGTGGTTCGGGATACACATCAGGAACATATACAGTTAATTTAACGGGGGGTACAGGTTCGCTTGCAACAGCAACGGCAACGGTTGTGGGTGGGGTTGTTACAACAGTTATACTAACCAATCCCGGCATAGGATATACGGTAAATGACAACTTAACCGCAACAATACCCGGAGGTTCGGGATGGAAAATAGTAATAACAGGGATAGGTCAAACAATCCCCGGACAAGTAAGACGTGTTGAAAAAGAATTTCTTTCAGCATCACTTAGTTCTACCTATGATTCACCAACACCCGATTTCCCTGTATATACACAATTCTCTACTTGGTTTCAATTTTATCCAGTAACAACAGGACTTGCAAAATTGGTTTATTTAAAGCAGCCTGTTTACTCTTATTGGAATTACCTGATGCAGGGGTATATCAGTACTCTATCGGGTCTTACGGGAGGTACAGGATACACTAATGGCACTTATAACAATGTTCCTTTAACTGGAGGGTTAGGTAATTCTGCTTTAGCCACGATAGTAGTAGCGGGCGGTGCGGTTACGAGTGTTACGGTAACAAATCCGGGTAAGTTATATGCAATAAATGATATACTATCAGCAAGTAATACCTTTTTAGGGGGCGCAGGTTCGGGCTTTCAAATAATAGTGACAAGTATTATAAATGCAAGACCTTACTATACATCTACAGGGTCGATACAGCCACTTTGGAATGATAATGATATTTCTTATATTGTTGACTTAGCCCTTGAAGATATCGCAATAGCAGCGAGGGACGAACAATTACAAGCATTTGCGCAATCAACTGAAAGGAGTACACAATAATGGCAAATGTAAGCACGTACCGACAGTTAAGTGAAATCATACAAAATCAGCACTATAATGGATATGCACCACCAAACGCTGATATATCACAACCGCACATAGCGCAATTAATAGCTACCAAAATAGCCAAGTATGCTACTATATCTGCCTTTAAAAACGGAAATGCAGGAGATACGGCTTATGCGGATGACCAATTTGTTTCAGTTTACAACGGATTAGCATTACAAACAAATACAAACGGTGAAAAATATGTGGTTTTACCTGCTACACCTGCGGGGCTACCTAAAAATACCGAAATAGTACAAGTTAGCTTTACTCCATCATACAATATGCACGTTATCCCCTTGCAGCAAAAGGACGACTTTGTAGAAAGTTTATTACCCCCTTTGCCACAAAAGATGATAATGTACAAAATAGAGAACGGCAATATTGTTTTCAGGCTATTACCCGCTATTATAAACGCTACGGTGAATGTTAAAATGATTGGCGTAATAAGTGGGACAAATATTATGAACGCCACGTTGAATATACCCAAAGATTTGGAAGATATTATACGAACAGAGATATTAGAAGAACTGCAAATCCACTATAAAGTTAAATCACCTAAAATAGAAGCGGAGGGCGAACAATGAGTTCAAAAATAAGTCTATCGCAGGTGGTTGCTGAACTTATCGACAGCATGGATAGGTCTGAACACTATTTCAGAAGACTATATCGTATTGGTGTAAGGGGCGCAAGGAAGTTTAATATGGATATTTACGGCCAGTTTCGTAGTGTTCTATTAGATGTTCCCACGAGTGGTGTTGTTCCTTTCCCAAAAGACTACTTACAGTATTCCATGCTTGGCGTTATCAATAATCAGGGCGAGGCAGTACCTATTAAACATAATGAGCAACTTTCAAAGTTAAAGCAACAATATTTAGCGTCACAAGAGCAAATAATTCCCGTTCCAAAAGTACCGACAGGTATTGTTGGGGGATTTGAGAACCCACAGGGTTTTCCTTTTTATTGGATGAATTACGTTTGGGGGGATTGTGGTTATGTTCACCTATACGGACTTGGTGGCGGTTCACAAGAGTTTGGTTGGTTTACGATTGATGAGATTAACCAATGCTTTCTAATAGCCCCTAATTACCCATATACGACAATTATGCTCGAATACCTATCAGATGGGTTCGATATTAATTGCAACGATTATATGGTAGATATACGTGCCGTAGATGCTATGCAATGGTGGATACGTTGGATGGATAGAGTAGATACACCTAAACGTTGGGGTAGAGGGGACGTTCAATACGCACAACAGCAGTATGTATTGCAGTCAAGGATGGCTAAGGCAAGGATAAACCACGCCAACATCAACGAAATGCAAACAGAGTTTAGAAAGAATATTAAATTAACAGCCAAAGCGTAATGGGTCTTAATGATGAAAACAAGTTATTTTATCAAGGCGGGTTAGACCAAGACTCCGCACCCGAAGCTGTTGACCCCAATGATTACATTAATGGCGTTAATATCCGTAATACAGGAACGGCATTAGGGGAAGAAGGCTATATAACGAATATAGAGTCAAATATAGCCCTTTCAGGCTCTTTATTGCCGGGGGTGAATGATGTTATAGGTGGCGGTAAATTCGACGATACAGGGCAGATAGTGGGCTTTAGATTCAATTCTGCGGGTAACTGTCAGATACTTTTATATTCAACATCCACACAAACATACAAAGTAATATATACGGACGTAACGGATAGTGGCGGTGCTACACTTTTACCATTAAACCCCCAACAACCCGTAACAGCGATACTTGTCAATAAAACCTATTTGGTATGGTGGGCTAAAGGGCTTGAAGTAGGTTACACTAATTTAAATACCCTTGCATCGGGTGGCTACGGAACGGTTTTATGGGAAGATTTGTCGCTGTTAAAGCCACAATGTATGATTCCCCCAACGTGGCAATTCGGTAGCGATGCGGGAACACCGTCAAATTTCCTTTATTCTAACTTAGCGCAATTTTCAGTCCAGTACGTAAATACGGACTACAACTATTCAGCATGGAGTACATGGAGTAGCAGGGCAACGCCATATCAAGAAAACACGCCAACATTAGGTGCTAATGTAAGCCAAAATAACTATCTGATAGTAACGGTAAATATCGGGTCGGCAAGGGCTAATATTGTCAATATAGCGTGCCGTTTTGGTAATAACATATTTTACACTATAAAATCGGTTACAAGGGCTTATATCCTTGCTTTGCCCAATTCAAGTGTGAATGTTGCTACGGAAGTGTATGAGGCGTATAATTCAGCCAATAATACGTATTCCTTTGCTTTCTATAATAACACGATAAATATCCCTGTTGCAACAGAAGAAACAGCGTTAAACTACGATTATATATGGCCTGCAAATTCAGGTGCTTTAATCAACGGTAATATCATAGGGCTTGCTGATTGGCAGACACTATATCCAAGACCCGATACAAGCGTAACCATAAGTGCTGCGGGATATAATCCGAATATATCCATTCCTGTTGCTACAGCCCCGGCAAATCCGATTACAATGACCAATAAGTTTTTAGGGTCAAGTGGTAGTGGTGCAGGATCTCACCAAAGGATAATGTATTTTACATTAAGTGGTAGCCCTAATACAAATGATAAAATAGTTATTGTAACGGCTGATATACGGGATTCTACAAACACAAGGGATTATAGTTATGTTGTTCCGGGTTCACAAACAGGGAACTTAGCTGCGGTTGTTGCTACTTTAGTAAGCTATTTGCCAAGTGCGTCATACGTAAATAATAGCGGTGTTTACACAGTAACATTTATAGGTATATCGTATCAAAGTGGGTTAAACTTTGGTGTGCAATTATACTTTTCAGGCGCAACAACAACAAATTCAATACCATCAATCCCCGATAACTCACAAGGTCAATTAGCTTTGTCGTACAGGGATTATAAAGGGCGTTTTTTACCATTATCAACGGATAAAACATACCAATGGACATCACCAAGTTATGCACAGGTAAACGGTAACGCTATTGAGATAAATTGGACGATAAATACCCCGGCAGCCCCGGCAGGTGCAGTAGACTACCAATGGCTTATTACAGCCCCACAGGTGAATAAAATAGTAGACACTATTGCTACCTTACTTATTTTTAAAGGGACGTGGAACGCATTAACTAATACCCCGACATTAGCGGTAAATTCAGGTAATGGAGGTGACACCTATCAAATAACAGAGGGTTGTGCGCCAATAAACACAGCGCACTATACCAATTTGGGAACAAATGACACGTATAATACAAGTGACTATATTGTAGATAATTCACTTAGTTATGATGTTATTCCTAAAGACTTTGGTAATTTAACTAATAATAGCTTTCTTGCTTTCTCATTAAACGCATTGCGCCTTTATGATACAACCTACCAACAAGAGGGTGTTAATGCTTTGTTGGCGTATGATTATAGTCCGGGTGACAGGTGTACACTACATTATTGGATAGGTAACGTGGGGGCAATAGCGACCTATACTACCACGGGCGGGTCAAGCTACACAAATGGCACTTATAATAATGTTAACCTTACAGGTGGTACAGGAACAGGCGCACAGGCGACAATAACCATATCGGGCGGTGCAGTAACGGGGATAGTGATTACCAATCCGGGAACGGGATATGTTGTAGGGGATACATTAACTTGCGCTAATACTTTAATTGGTGGTACAGGGTCAGGATGGAGTATTAGCGTTACCGCTTTGGTAACAAATGGCACTAATTACTTCAATAATCCTTGTATTGACCTTGCTGTATTGGGATATGATGCCGGAAATTACATTGTTAAGGTTGAAAATAGCGCAGCATTAAGCGTTTCGGGTGGTCACATTTATTACAATGGTAATCAAATAGATGTAAGGAACATATTTCTACGTCTTTACTCCCCTGCCCTGCAAAATCAGACAAGCCAAACATCAAGCCAAAGTACAACAGTTTGGTATGAGATAGGACAACGATTCCCAATAACCAACGGGCTACATACCGTATTAAACGGGATAATAACAGATGGTGGAGTATATTATAAGACAAGGCAATTCCCCGATGGTATCTTACCGTTCACCAACCCGCCAATACAAACAATAGCAACGGACTTAAATTACTCCGATTTCTATCCATCAACGTATTGGTCACAAGGTAGGACAAGGACGTATTACGATGAACTTGAACAGACAACACAAGCTGCAAGTATCATTACAAGCCAAAACTATATATTGGGGTCTAAGAACAATGGGTTAAACAGGTTTTATCCGTCTACAATATATGGTGAGGGTAATGGTCAAACATCATCGGCACAAGGCGGTATTCAGATTATGTGGCAACGGGGTAATATCCTTGTTATAGTTCAAGAACTAAACGTATTTTATTGCCCTGTAAACGTTGCGTACACCCAATTAAACAATACAGAAACCCAAGAGAGTATATCAGAGGCGTTATTGAATAACGGCAGGTATGCAAGTGAAAGCATTGGTATAGGGACGTTAAAGGCGTTCTGCACAAGGTTCGATCGGGCGTATTTTATTTCACCACAATATTCAGAACCTTTTGAAATAGATGTTGAGGCGGGGATACGAAGCATATCGGGTAAAATGTCTAAATACTTTAAGAGTATCATTCAATCAGCAGTACAGCAGGGATTGGGAATATTCTTATACTATAATGAGTTTTACGAAGAATTGACCTTATGTATTCAGTCGCAAAGCGGTGTTATCTTACAGTTCCCCTTTAGTTCAGCCAACTGGAACGCTTTTAATAGTTATAGTATTACCCCAAGCGAGGTAAATACCACAAATAACGGTGCGCATTGTACAGCAAGCTATAATTCATCTACAGGTATTGTAACTTATACACCAAGTACTAATTATGTGGGTAGTGATTCAGCAACTTTTATTTTCAATCCGGGTACAGGCAATGTAACGGTAAACAACTGTTTAGCATGGACAGCAGGGGTAACAACGGTAAATCCGTTCTCGTTCCTACCTATTACAAATGCTTTGCTTTCAACAGCGTATATTTCTAACTCTATTTTGGTAGCAGGGCCGACAATTCCCGTAGCAATAAGCATTACGGGGGGTACGTACTCAATAAACGGTGGTGCTTATACAAGTTCAGCCGGAACAACAAACGCAGGGGATGTAATTACTGTTAAGCAGACAAGTTCGGGCAGTAACAGCACCCTTACCAATGCGGTATTGACAATAGGAAGTACAAGCGGTACATTTTCTGTAACGACACAAGCAAGCACTCCGGCCTATAACGTGAATATCTATAACAATAGCTCAAGCGTGTTGATGGTTGGCGGTAGTATAGGCGCAACGGTATTAGTTTGGGGTAATATAAATCCGGGTGGTTATCAATCATATAGCGTAGCACCGGGAACATATACAGTACAGGTAAAAACAGGGTCAGGTGGCACAAGGTATGTGAACTGTACGGGCAAAACAGAGCAAAGTGGTGGTAGTGGCTTTACAGCAAACTTTACAGGGGTAGTAATTAGTTCAGGTTCAATAACTGTTATAGATTTACAAGATTTCGCTTAACTAATTGATAATAAGTAAGATATGGCGCAATTTACCGCAGTCGAGAATACACCAATAACGGTTAATTTAGTTACACAAGCTAACTATACTGGATGGTCTGTGGATGGCTCGTTTGGAACACACTCGTCTTGCCAAAGTGGGGCTATAACGCTTACTCAATACTCCTTAAAAGCAGGGCATACCTATCAAGTGGCATGGGTGGTTGTCTCTATTAGTTCGGGATACGTACAGCTACAAGTTCCGGGCGCGACGGGCGTATCTCAAACGGGTACAGCTATTGTTGTTGACACGGTGACTCCAACATCAAATGGTAATCTTACATTTTACTCAAACGGTAACTGTACGATAACAGGTTTTAGCGTTCAGGATATTACAAATGCGATAGGAACAACAATAGCTTATTCAGCAATAAATAAAAAGTGGTCAAGTTTTAGGACTTTTTATCCCGATTGGGGATGGTCACTTTATGAAAATACAATAACAGCATACAATGGGCAGTTATATTTCCATGAGAACGGTACTAACAGCACCAATAACTTTTATGGAACATCGTACCAAAGTATTATTGCGGCTGTCTTTAATAAAAATTCAGAGATAGTAAACTCTTTTGATGTGTTGTCGTATCAAGCGAATATGCTACTTACCTCAACACAAGGTGGTATTGTGTCATCTACGGGTCAACAAACAACATTAATTGATACAGACTTTATAAAGGCTTGCTACACGGACGGTGTAACAACTGTAACGGTTTATCAGAACGATAACGTATATTCAGCATCGTTACTTAATGACGAAAATGAAGATGTTATAAACGGGGCTAATTTAAGGGGTAATTACATTATTGTTTCTATGCAAACAGTAGATGGGTCAACTATACTTAAACTATATAGTATGTCAATGAAACATTCTCGTAAATTTATTGGTAACAGGTAATGGGGGAACTTGAAAGGGTAATAAATAAAATAACAAAAAAGGGTGACAAAAGAACAAAGTGGCAGGCGGTAAATGAGTTAGAAAGTGTAATTGCTACACTACCACAAATGTTTGGAGAGTTAACGGAAAGAGGCACACCCGGACTATATTCAAGGGAACTATTTATGCCTAAAGGGATGCTTTGCACAAGTAGAATACATAAGGTAGAACACCAATTTATAGTATCTGAAGGATGTGCTACGGTATATAATACATTGACAGATGAAACGGATTTGGTAACAGCACCACATCACGGAATAACGTTACCGGGAACGCGTAGGGTATTATATATACATGAAGATTGCAGATGGACAACGTTCCATAGAACAGATAGAATAAAAGATGGATTTAATGATTTGGAAAAACCCGAACAACAACTTATATTTGACTTAGTTATGTCAGATATTATTGAAGAATACTATAATCCATTATTGTACAATTTTAACGAAGGAGTGTTTATATAATGTCAGCTTTAGCTATCGGGGCGGCAGCCGCAGTTGTCGGGACAGGTTTTAGTATTTATCAAGGGCTACATCAGGAGTCCGAGGCAAATAAAATTAAAAATAGTTTAAAAACACCACAGTATCAAATTCCCGATGAATTTATTCAGAATAAGAACATAGCAAGACAGATGGCTCAATTAGGGCTACCTCAACAACAATATAACAATCAACTCAATCAAATAAATGCAGGTCAGGCGGGTGCTGTGGCGGCAGCATCACGTTCTGCTAATCCGGGTGCTGCAATAAGCGCAATACAGGGGCAAACAAATGCTGCTACAAATAACCTTGCAGCAGAGGACTCACAGGCGAGACAAACGAATGAAAGGTACTATCTTGACCAAAATGCACAGTTAGGCGGTCAGAAATTAGCGCAACAACAAGCCAACGTGTTTGACCCTTATACGCAAAAATACAATGAGGCAGCGGCTTTACAGGGGGCAGGTATGCAAAATGTCAATACAGGAGTACAAGATTTAAGTCAATTAGGTGGATACGCTTTACAATATGGGTTACATCAGCCATCAGCAGGGCAAACTCAAACATTTGGGCAGGCTAATGCTATGCCGTTACTTGACAGTAAATCTGCGGGTGTAGGTAGTCCAACTATCCAAACAACGCTTCCGGGTGCTGCAACGTATCCTAATACATATTTAAACTTGCCTGCTTATAACCCTAATCAGTTACAAGCGCAACCATTTAAAAACCCTTATTTTCCTAATGCAAATACATAATGGGCGTAGGTAATTTACTCATAGGCGAAAATCAAGGTGCAGCCCAGTTATTTGGACACAATCCCGCTATTCAACAATTCGGGGAAATGCTTGCTCAAAGAAAAGCAAAGCAAGAACAAGATAATAAGGTACTGAATGATTACTTATCCACAAGCTATGACCCCGGCTCGTTGCGTAATGAAGCTGATAAAACTGTATATCTAAAGAAATACCAAGATATTAAGCAACAGGCTATTGACGCTGAAAATGAAAGGGATGAAACTAAGAAAGCATTAAAAATATCCGAAATAAGACAACAGATAGGCAATTTAAGTGCTTATGCCGAGGGTAGTAAAAAACAAGGTTTATTTGAAAGAGGTTCAGCAGCGGTTGAATTGGGTAAAAATCCAGACCATTACGAAGATGAAAGCGTTAAAAGGTTTAAGGATGGATTAGAAAAGAATTGGGACGACCCTAATATTATAAAAAACTTTTCAGATATTGAAAGACGTGTTGACCCTAACAAACTACAAGCAGAATACGAAAAGTATAAAAAAGATAATATAGAACCTACACAATGGG